CTGGCCAGTCGAACAAATCGAATGGTACGGTGCTGTTGAGATAGATGGTATCATGCAGGAGTGTATAGTCTGGATAGAGAAGCAGACTGAGACCTTCCTCGGCATCATGCCCCTCTTAGCCATCTCTCGTAAGAACCGCAGACCGTTTGTCATCGGGCAGTTCATCAGACGCTCCCACCGCATGTACGGCAAGACCGTCCTAGACTTCATCAAGGAACTGAACAAGGAGGCTGACTCCATACATGACCAACGTCTTGATATTGGGACTATGGCTATTGTGCCTCCTGGCATTTATCGTGCTGCTTCAGGTACTGAGGCAGAAGAACTCAAGATGAGGCCAGGTGTCATGCTACCTGTAGATGACGTGAATGATGTGAAGTGGCAAGCTGTTCCAAACAACGTCCTGGTTAGCTTCCAAGAGGAACGTATGTTGATGGAACTAGTAGAAAAGATTACCTCGGTTGGGTCTTATCAGTCAGGCCAAGAGTCTGACATCAACCGTAGTAAAGCAACTGCTAGGGGAACAATGGCTATTATTGCCCAGGGCGACCAGAGATTTCAGTCTCTTGGTAAACGCATCCAAGGTCCCCTAGCACGAACTCTTATCAAGATACTGGAACAGTACCAACAGAATATCCCACCTGGTCTCGAGAACCGAGTACTGGGTGAGGACGGTACCAAGATATTCCCAGAAGGTCTGAGTGTCGAGGACCTCGCTGGTAACTTTGACCTAATACAGGCCATGGACACCAGCGGTGGAAGTAAGATAATCAAGAAGGAACAGAACTCTCAACTGTTCCAGCTCATGATACCTGTACTTGCTCAACTCTACCCAGCTGGTATCTGGGAACTATCCAGCACCGTGCTAGCAGACTTCGGCTACGTTGAGCCTGAGAGGATTATCGGCCCGAGACCGCAGACCCAGACAGGTGCCTTCGACCAAGTGAAGGCTATCATGAAAGAAGTAACCATGATACGTGAAGGCAGGTTACCTAAGACTGAAGAAGGTAGTCAACCTATAGCTACCTTGACTGCACTGATGGCATTCAAGACCAGCACTGAAGGTAAAGCACTGGAGCCTGAGAAACAAGGCCTACTGGATACCAGGATAGCCATGTTACGTCTTGAGCTCCTTAACGCTGTCTCACAACAACAGACACAGTCTGAGATGGCAGGAGGAATGCGAGATGCAAGACTCGGAATTGGACAAGCTGTTGGACCACAACCTGGTGGAGCCCCCATCGGAGCACCTGCGGGAGTTGCTGGTGGACCTCCTGCAGCACCAGGCGTACCTGGAGCTCCTCAAGCGGTTGCGGTTAATGCACCAGGGCAGGAACCAGGAAATGCGGAAGCTACTCAAACAGGGCAAGTCATCTGAAGCACAGGTGACCCTCGGTTGGGTAGAGGCTGTCGAGTGGATGGCCGAACTTCCTAAAGCGATGCTGAGAGCAGCGTCAAAACCAAAGGAGAAGTAAGTCATGGCCAAGAAACAAGGCAAGGAAGCAAAAGAAGTCGCACCTGCAACTGAGCCAGTTGTGGATGACAAGGAGATGTTGGCTAAAGCGAAGGAGTCAGGAGAAGTCGCTGACCCTACGCCTGAGCCTGCTGCTGAACCTGCTGCAGAACCCACAGCTGAACCTAAAGCTGAGGAACCCAAGCTACCTGAGAAGACCCAGGCCGAGATAGAGGCTGAGGTCAACTCGTTCTTGAGCAGCTTGCAACCGAAGCCAGCTCCGAAAGCTAAGTCCACCTTACCCACTGACATCAAGAGTGCGGACGGGAAGACTCCTGAGGAACTGGTAGCGGAAGGTAGGACTACCGAAGCAATGGAACTGGTAGCTACCAAGGCTGCCCGTAAGGAACGTGAAGCTGCCATGGCTGAGATACAAGGCAACCAGGCACAGAATGAGTTTAACAGTAAGCGACTGGAAGCCAACAGAAAAGTTTACATGGCACACCCTGAACTACTTGACATAGACAAGGGAGTCAAGCAAGCCAAGGACGTGCCATTTGCTAGCACTATAGGACAAGTCTACACCGAGTACCCGAACCTACTGAGTACGCCCGAAGGTCCTCTCATGGCTATGGAGATAGCTGAGAAAAGACTGGGTATCACGAAGTCGACGGGTACTCCCAAACAGGCCGACCAGTCTGCTGTCAAGGCAGAAATAGCTCGTGGCGATGCGTCTCGTGCAGCAGCAGCCATAGCTAGTTCCTCCTCGAGTGGCAGGCCCCCAGCACCCGAAGTTGGAGACTACAATCTCTCTGACGATGAACGGACAGTCGCTGGCAGGATGGGTCTGACGGATGTAGAATACGGTAAAATGCGTGAGCGTAAGTCGGTCTTCGGGCCTGACTACTACGCTAAGCACCGTGGCGGACCTCGGCCTAAGAGAGGATAGGAGGGGAAGCATGATACTTAGACGACGTGGTAGCACTAGAGTTGGCGGTACGCTGACCTGCCCTCGATGCGGTAGTGCCAATCTGAAGTTCATTGAAACACAGGGCTTCGACTTGGACATCTACAAGTGTCGGGAATGCAACACACCCATCAGGTACATGACTACTCCTATGACATCTCAGGAGATGTTCGACGTGAAGTACGGAGGTCGAACGCCTAGAGGTGTCAATCCCAGAGAGCAAGTCAACATTCCTGGTCTCGGTAAGTTCCGAGTCAGGAAGGCATAAAGATTTCAGTAGAGGGTATCTACTGGAGCGAGTCGGGTAAACCCGACACAACTAAGGAGAACTACAATGAGATGGCATTACAATCTAGTCAATCAGGGCGGTGGACCGCTCGTTCGTGATTGCGATATATATGCTGCGTCAGGCCTGGTAGCAGGTGAGGCCATGATAGGCATTATGGGAGCAAACGGTAACTTGTTACAGGCTCCGAGTGGTGCGACAATACCTGACTTCGTAGGTCTGTTACTCGAGACCCCCACGAGCCAGGCATCAGTCAACACCTCGGGAACTCTGTACCAGGCTAAGGTCTGTTTGAACCCAGACGCTATCTACATCGCAGAACACGAGACCACCGATAAGTACGACATTACCAGTTCTACCAGTACAATAGTCACAGTTCCGACCATCGACGATAACACTGATGGCAGCTGGGGCTACATCACTGCTGGAACGGGTATCGGTCAGTTGTTCTACGTCGGAGCTGCAGACACCACGACTCTGACACTGGACACGACTCAGGCCTTCACTGTCACGCCTGACAGCACGTCAGACATGATACACATAAGGTCTCGTTGGGCCCATCAGGACCTGGACTCTACGTACTGCAACGCCAAGACAATCGCAGCTACCACTGCGTTGAATATCGTCCTGGACCAGTACATTCAGTCTACGTATGTTCCGTTCGGTCCGCTTCGCCCGAGACAGCATCACATGCTGACGGGTCTTAACACGCAGGCCGTGAAGTTCTACAGCGACCTGTACTTTGTAGCTAACATATTCAACCAGTCCGCTTCTTGGTTCTAAGGTTGAATTAACGAAGGAGTAACATATCATGGCAAGAGCTGGTATAGCGATTAGTGCAAACTTTGGCAAGCTACTTGAGCCAGGGTTACGCAGAATATATACTGACCAGTATGAAGCACTGCCTGAGATGAGACCGTTGCTATTCAATGTCCAAGCAGCTGACACCAGCTACGAGCGTGACTCGTCTGTTGGTTCGTTCTCGGACATGGAAGTGTTCAAGGGTACCATCCAGTACGACGATGTAGAGCAGGGCTTCGAGGTCACGTATAGGCACGTGCAGTTGAGCAAAGGGTTCAGAGTCGAGAGGCAGCTGTTTGATGATGACCTGTACAATGTCATCGCCAGGAAGCCTCGTGGGTTAGCCATAGCTGCGAACAGGACGTTCGAGAAGTACGCAGCCACGGTGTTTAATCAGGCGTTCTCTGGAACAGGTACGATAGTTGTAGACGGTATCACCATCCTCAATAACACTGAGGGTGTGTGTCTCTGTTCTGCTTCTCACCCGTACTCACCCAGTAACGCATCAGTACAGAGCAACTTAGGCACCTCTGCTCTTTCTCCCGCAGCTGTCGAAGCTACACGTATAGCGATGGCGAAGATGAAAGACGACCGTGCTA